TGCCCCAGCCAGACATTAAATCATTGGAATAATCATACTTCAATGCAAGTTGTGGGATGGCATATCGACCATCGTCGCCCTGGCTACCATCACTGTTAATAATCAGTGTGTTGGATTCCAGTTTGTTAATTATTTGTGTTGTTTCAATCTGAACTATGTTGCCCTTGACAATGAGTTCTCCATCGATGTAGAGTGCATCATCTGGGGATATAATAGTTTTGTGATTCCATGTATCAGCCATATTTTAGACCTTCAGTGCTTTTAGTCTATTTATCTGATCTTTATGTAGTCATGAAAAAGCCCTCCACGTGGAGGGCTTTGATGGATTTGTATAAAAATTAGTATTGTTGTCCTGTCCCACGTCCTCTAGCTTCTGACAAATTGCCTACGTTAGTAGCATTGCTATCACTTGCAAACGGAAACTTGTCAATTGTATTACCACCTGAGTTAGTTGATGGAGTATTACCACCCGCATACCCATTTTGTGTCGAAGACTGGCCCATAGGAGCATACCTGTTTTCAGTCAAATCACCCACGTCTGTGGCATTGGCATCACTTGCAAAAGGAAATTTTTCTATTATGTTTAAGTTACTTGGACCATCGTCATATCCACCCGAAAGGTAACCATTGTCACTACTGGATTGTCCTGCTCCTGCATATATCCCCGCTGTAAGATCGCCCACATCAGTTGCATTAGTATCTGATGAAAATGGGAATTTGTCTATTGTGTTACGAGCGGGATTGCGGCCGCCCGATGTATAACCACTGGACGATGAGGATTGGCCTGCTGGATGCCGTCTGGCTATCGTTAAATCACCTACATCAGTTGCGTTACCGTCACTTGCGAATGGAAATTTGTCAATTGTGTTGACATTACCTATAGCAGGCGCCTGACCACCCGATGCGTAACCATTTGTGGTTGACGACTGGCCCGTTGGTCCTTCCCTAACTTGTGACAAATTACCCACGTCTGTGGCATTACTATCGCTAGTAAATGAAAACTTGCCTATAGTGTCCTCATATGCTGATCCATTATTTCCACCTGATGCATAACCATTTATGGTAGATGATTGACCTGCAAGATCATATCTAGCTACCGTCAAATTCCCCACATCTGTGGCATTACCATCGCTTGCGAATGGAAATTTGTCAATTGTGTCTTTATAACCAGCACCTGAACCACCAGAAGTATATCCATAATTACTGCCCTGAAACCCGCCGCCGCCTGGAGAAGGACTAGGCGAGCCACCTGCTGGTGGTAATAAACTTACGCCACCTGTGATACTCACACCGCCTGTAATTGAAAAACCCATTTTTATCTCCTTTTATTAATATTTGTATTTATCTTTTTATACTCATGAAAAAGCCCTCATATGAGGGCTTTTTGTTTAACTTAGATCCTACTAATTAGTGGAATGTTACATTAGTAAGATTAATACCGTCGACGTAGTCACCAGCATTGCCCAGTGATGAAGCAGTGTTAGTCAACTCTTTGTAACCATAACGTGTCATGAATGATACGACTGGCTCGAAAGTGTTGGGGTCCATGACTGGACCTGTGCTCATCAGTGGTACGTATGGGCAATAGAACGCAGGAGCATCTGTCTCAGATGAACCTTTGTAGCCTACCAATACCATTGTGCCGTCACTTGCATAGTTATCAGCAAATACACGGAGTGTTCCATTCAGTGTACCAACAAACTTAGTGTTAGTTGGAGCTTCGAAACTACCTTCAGTTGTGCGAGCAAATGTTGATGTGCTTGCGCTCTGGAGGATTGTCAGTGCTTCGGGAGAAACAACAACATAGTTACCAGCGCCACGGCGTGTTCTGGCCGCGATTCTGTTAGCTGAACGGTTAATTTCTGTAGCCAGGATAGCATGGCGATCACCAACGTATACTGGGTTGTAAGTACCTGCACCACCACCTGTTACAGTAGCGTTGTTGTAACTGAAGTCCATGAAGTCAACAGTTGTTGTTGCAGGTGTAGCAAGTGCGCGCAGGCTGCCGATGATCTCTTGATCGATTTCAACAACAATTTCCTGAGCAAGTGCTTGCATAATTTCTGCTTCAACGTCAACACCGTGCATGGCTTCTGCGTCCTGTGCAGCTTCGAAGGTCCAGCGAGCTGATAACCTACGAGTCTTGGCTTCCACAGTCTCTTTCAAGATCTGGATGCTCATCTTGTTACCCACAGTACCTTCAGCAGCTGATGTAGCATCTGGCTGACCTGAATACTGAGTAGCAAGAGCAAAAGGACTCAATGCTTCTGTGCCAGCGACAACGCCAGCAGCTGTTTCTGCGTAACGTACACGCAGTGTGTGGATCTGACCCACGGGGCCAGTCATAGGCTGTACACCAACCAACTCGTTAGCGATAACGCTAGGCATTACGCGACGAATCAGAGGCAACATTACCTTATTAAGTGTTGCAATATTACCAGCAGCCGTTGCACCTGCAGTAGCAGTTTCTGTCAAATACTTCTTAGCATTCTCCAGAACAACATCCATAGTACCCTTACGCTGACCTGTGAGGCCTTCTGTAAGCGCTTCTTTAGTGGCTGCCCAGTTGCTTTCAAACAATTTAGCCATTTTAATCTCCTATCAAAGTCCGGCTAACTTACGGATCTCAATGATTTCAGCACTGGTTTCCGTTTCGTTATTTTTAGATTCAGTTAAAACTGTCTCTTCTTTGTTACCAGTTACTTCGCGACTGCTGGTAACCGATTCGTTTAATGCCTTCTTTGCTCTGGGTGCATCTTCACTGATAACACTAGGCAGATACTTTTCAAAAGCACCGTCCAGTTTTTCAGTTTTTACACTTTCCAACAAATCTGACATAATTTCTTTTTTATCACGGCTGAGTGGCTTCATCAACTCATCAAGTTTCTCTTTTCGAGCATACTTGTCCTCAGCTACTCTTAAGCGGCTCTCTGTGAGAGATACAGTCTCCTCACGTTGCTTAATTTTGTCTGAAGCTTCTGCAAGTTGTGATTTCATTTCAGCTAGTGTTTTCTGGAATTGACGAATTTCTTTGGTTTCGTTCAGATACGATGTATTGTACTCTGAAGCAAACGCTTCGAAAATTCGACGTCCAAAGTCATTTTCGCGAGCTGATGTGATGTCATTTTTAAACGTCTGGATTTCTGTAGTCATGGTAGAGTTGATAACTTTCTCAACTTTTTCCGCGGCTTTGGAAATAAAGTCCCTTTTAGTTTCAGCTAGCTGACGCTTGCCTTCACGGACCATTTTAACCTTCTGTTCAACCAATGCTTTCTTGTCTTCGTGAAATTCCACAAGCTCTTCAGCAAGTTGATCAGTAACAAAACCGTCCAACTTATTGAGGTGCTCTGAAACGCGACTACGATCAGCATGGAGTTCCTTGACTTCTTTGGCAACCATTTCAGTTACAAATCGATCCAGGATCTTTGCGTGTTCACTTACAGCTTTGCGATATTTAACTCTTTCTTCTGCCAGGGCCTTCTTGTCCTCTGCTAGTTCAGAAACTTCAGCTTCGACTCGTGTAGAGATAAAGTTATCAACTGCTTCCACAATCAATCCCTTGTCATGCTCATAACGCTGAGCAAACTCTTCACGAAGTTCTGCCGTCATTTCCTCACGGGCTTCGGACAGGCGTGACTCCCAGGCTTCCTGAATGGTTTCACGTGCCTCTTCAGACAAATTAGTTCCTTCCAGGAGTTCGTTAAATGTCACTGCCATTTCTATCTCCTATTACTTGAGATTTAATTCCCTTATAAAAGACTCCATGCCCTTTACAAGGTATTTTTCTGCGCTTTTATCGTGTGTTACTGCGGCGGCTGTTCTGTGAAGAACTGCACCACCGCGCATGTTAAACAAACTCTCATACACCGGCTTAGGATAAGCTTCTGGAGCACTGGGTTGTGCCACAATATCCACTGTTACGCATTCAAAACCCTCAACAATGCCGCTATCGTCCACATTGCCTGAGCCTCTGCTGCTTACACCCAGTTTAGCACCAGCCTTTAACAAAGCTTCTGCTATATTACCCATGGGCGTTTGTATGAGTTTAAGTTTTCCTATACCATTATTACCGTCCATCCACATATCTTCGATGATGTGACTAACACGGTCCAGGTTTATTTGGAGCTCCGGCGGATGATCTAGTTCCCCCATGACGGTTTCACCTTTTCTGATCCGCTGATCTATCTCATCTACTGCTTTTTTAATTTCGTTCAGAGGATAAACTCTACCATTCTGGTTTCGCTGCTCTGCCTGAACAAAAATACCTTCCATGCCCAAAGTCTTTTTACCGTCAGCATCTTCGCTTTCAAAGATTCTAACTTTAGCGTCTGTGGGATTAAGATATTCGAACAGTTGACGTGACATATCTACTCCTTATTATTGTTGCTTTTGCTCTACATCAATGTTATGATTGCCTGGATCCTGGGGATTAGCATTTGCTGAATCACCATGGTCACCTTCACCACCATCCTTGGAGTGTACAGGCTCGCCAGCGCCCTCGACCTTAGTTTCCTTAGGTGCTTGAGTAAATGGGCTAGCATCATTATCACTGGTAGGAGCTTTGGGATCTGCTACATTATCTGACAACTTTGTTGCTTCTTCCAGAGAATCTTCAAAGTTTTCATCTAAATCATATTCCACAGATTCCATTTCCTGTGCATCAAATTCGATCTCGTCTGCATCAGCGTCTGCTGCGGCATCCATAGCATCATCTGCGTCATCTTCAGCTTCGTCGTCATTAGCCATAAGCTTTTCAAACTCTGCTTTGAGATCAGCAAGTTCATCTTCAAGATCGTCCAGCTTATCTTCCATGTCGCCGTCCATCTCACCGTCATCTTCGTCGTCAGCTTCACCAAACTCGTCGGCTTCCACTGCATCCTGGATGTCAGTAACATCTTCAACATAATCTGCTGAAGGATCTGAGTGATCGATTGTTTCTTCAACTTCCTCGTCGATTTCTTCCTCTTCGTTGTGCTTCTTTTTAGAACCGCACGAAGATTCATCTACCTCTTCTGACTCTTCCAGATCTTCCTCAACTTCCTCTGACTCGTCCAGAACGCGCTCATATTGCTGACGGGCTTTTGCTACAACATACTCGTGCAACAGCTCTTCAGCTTGATCGTTCTCTTCTGCCAAAAGGAGTTCAAGAATCTGTTCGAGATTTGCTCTTGATTCTGACATTGTGGCCTCCTATTTTTTAAATTAGAACCGTAACTAGACTCCCAGATGGAGTCTTCCACAAGTATATTTACAAATAAAAGTGTAAGATAATGATTTTCAGGCTCAGAATGAACCATTTTGAGTAGATTTTAAAGTAAAAATATATTTAGTGCTAAAAAGTTTGTAAAAAACTATAGTTTATTTAAATTCCCTGATCTTCTGGCTGAGCACCATACATGATTCTCAAAAACTTTTTGTTAGAAATCTTTTCAGCTTTCTTTAACTCACGCAATTTGCGAAGTTTATTGAGTTGTTCCAGAGTAAGTCGTTGCTTTCTGGTGTCAGAAGATTTAAACTGTACACTGTTATCACCTTCTGGGCTATAAAATTCGTCTAATCTCATGACTGTATTTATGAAGGCATAGTGCCTGCATCTCCCAGGCCTGCACCAGCATCGTCCAACCCACCACCAATACCTGCTATATCACCCAAACCGTCTTCACCACCTTGGGCAGGGGGTGGTTCAGCAATTTCTGTGCTTACATCAATGTCCTGTTGAGGTCTTAGACCCACATTCCTGAGTTGTGTTTGTTCAGTGCTAACATCACCATACTGATCGATATCATTCTCCTCACGCCACATCTCCTCATTTTCACGCATCTCCTCCTCGCTAAGTCCCAGATACTTCTTGAGTTTAAACTGATTGCTCATGTAAGTAATACCAGCAACCTGGCTATACAATGCTGCGCGTTCTGTGTTAAGTTGTATTTCCCTGTAATCACCAAAGTTTTGTGGTGGAGTTAATTTAATACTGAAGTTTCCGTTGTCAACTTCCACTCCTCTCCATTTTAGATACATCTTAAACTCAAAGTCCAGACTTTCCTCAATTTGTCGTTGCAAACGTTCAACATACTTGGAAAATCTAAATTCCTGAATATATGCTACACCAACTTTGCCGTCGTTGTACAGTGCAGATCCGTCTTCGGGTCCTGTGGGCAAATATGAACTAGGAATACCCAAACCTCTGAGAAGTTTATTGTTAAAATATTTAAGATCGTCGATGTCACCCAGGTTGTCGCCGCCTGGCAAAGTATCCACTTTCGAACCTCTGCCATCTGCTGTTTGAGCAAAGAAATAATCCTCTAACATACTCATGGGATTGTATGCACTGTCTGCTATGCTCTTGCCGTCTGCAGTCTGATTGGGAATACGCTTTTGTTTTACTTCATATTTAACTTGCTCCAGATACTGCCTGGCCTGATGTGCTGGCATATTACCCACATCTATAAAAAACACACGGCGCTCTGGCGCTCTGTGCAATCTGTAAATCAGTACAGCATCTTCCAGTAATTCTTTCTGACGATAAATTTTATAGATGGGATCAAGTATGCTATTACCAAATGGCCAGTCAGCCCCCATGCCATCACTCATAGTAGGGTGCACAAAGTGATCCCCGCCCACCGCAACACTGCTAGCTGCACCTGACTGTGCCTGACTAGTATATGCATCAGCAGTATTAAATGTACTCATGCCCTGTAAATTAGTGCCTACATTGTGCACTGGACTAATGCGAGTTGCAATTAGATGCTCAAAGTTTGGGTCCAAATTACGCACAAAAATGTAATCCACGCTCTTTCCTTCGGCCTGATTAACTATGATCTTCTCTATTTGTGCAGGGTCAACCCAATATAACTTATATGTTTCTGGGTCTCTGATCAGGAAACAATCACCGTATTTTATAGTGCTTCTAAACATTTTAAACAGACGTTTACGCCAGTCATTGATGCTACACCAGTTTTTCAACACTTTGGAAATTAACTTTGACTCAGTGTCTGAGGGATCCTCGTCGTATTTTACTATAAAAGGAATACCCGAATATTCATCGTCCTGTGTGGCAAATTCTGCAATTGTGTCCAGTGCAGTATGGATCTCTGGATCTGTATCCATGGCGTCATATTGTCTGTAACGCATAAGTCTATTGGGAGATCCAGCATAGACCTCAGGCAACCAGCCACGACTATTATCCATGCCGAACCCCGAACTACCCACACCAGATTTACGTTGTTCACCTGTGACATTGAGTGGTAATCCTGAATTATCAACTGCTGTAAAAAACTTTTTCCAAGTCATATCTTTATCCTGTCTTAGTGGTATTTATCCACTATAACAAAAATATATTACAGATA